CGATATTCAAGTTATTCAAAAAAGAGTCATTTGGATTTGTACTCATTCTTCTTGCTGTTGCTAACATTCCTCTAGCACTCGTATTTGCTTTTGCTAATTTTTGTGCCCATATCATATCATCTATGCTTACTTCTGTTCCAGATGCAATAGATTTGCAGATGCCTTCCAATCGAAGACGATATTGGGTAGATAACATTTATTAATGTATGTAATTAGTATTATCTATACGTATGCGAAATGGGGCAATGTAACAAGTGTGAATATAATAACACCAAATATAATGCAGGTAGATTTAATGGGTAAATTTTTCATTTAATCCTCCTTTAATATTTCGTATAAAGAAAAAGGATGCTCGTGTAGATACGGAACATCCTCTCTTGCGTGTGCTGCTGCTTCAAATGCGTCTTCTGCGTATTCACAGATGTGATGCTCGACATCTTTTTGATCGTGCCAAGCTAGTGTGTAATGGGACATGATTCTTTTCAACTCCAGTACATTATTATTTATTATAACACACTAGGTAAAAATACGCAGTTATGTGTGGACTCACTAACAGTTTTTATTTAAATCTTCTGCCATACCACCGCCTATTTCTGCTCCTTGATTACCACTAAACATGGTCACCCAACCAGCAGCCACCCAACCAATAAAAGGAATATTAGCAACACTGGGAGCAACACTAGCACCAACACTGGAACCAACCAACCTACCTGTGTTTTCTGCTCCTCCGATTGCTTTGATACATGCTTCGGATCTAGAGTTTTCGTTTGCGATAACTTGGTTGTAGGTTTTTGTGTGAAATGAACCGTCCATCGTGTATTGTTCAGTGACTTTCTCAGTGTTGTTAGCCAATCCCAGAAACCCACCTTTTTTCTTTATATCCCTTTCCACACGCATTATTTTTGGATCGTTCGCACGATAACTTATCTTATATCCATCATGATTTACTTCTGCATTATATGATGTGTAAGGTCCAACTGGAACATTAATACTAGGTAGTTTACTCTGACGATTAGACAATAAACCTATCATCCCAATATGAGATACTCCAACGATACCACCTAGTCCGAGTGCTAACCATTTAGACCATTTAATGTTTTCCATACTTTATGATTTACCATCTTTTTTTGGTGCAGGGGGTGTTGGTGATAATACAAGTGGTGCCTGTTCGATACGTATAGTTTGAGCAGGTGCTGCTTGAGTTGCTTTCTCAATCAACTTTTCCATATCTTGCTTCGATACTGCTCCACCAGGACCACTACCTCCACCGACTTTCATTGTACCGTCTCCTCTCTTTTTTGCAGTCTCAATTCCAAAGGTAGCTAGGACCCCCGTAAATACCGAAGCTATGAAAGTTGGATCGATCTTATCTTTTTCATAGTTGGGGATAGTAACATAGTTTAATGATAGTATCGCTCCTGACCAAAAAAGAACAATTATCCTTACTAATACACTTAGTAGTTCTAACTGTTCTTCTTTATCTGTGGCAAGTTCCTTCAATCTTCCTAAAGGACCTTGTGGTTGTTTTTTTACTTCTTCTACCATGAAATTAGAGTGTCTATATTTATATAGCCACTTTAATTCTTATTTTAGAATGATGGTATACCCAAACCTGCGTCAGGTGTATCCACTGAAGGTGTTGGTAATGATGGAACAAGATCTCCACCAATTCCACCAAGTGCTGCACCACCTACAGATTTTAGTGCTTCGGTTTTAATTTTATCAATAATAGCATCTTTATTGATATATACAAAACCGATAGTACCAACAACGGTGAGAGATACAACCCCACTAGCGATAGCAATTCCATTTACAATCTTCTGTAACATAATTTCATTTAATAAGCAAACTATATAGACAAATTAATTATTAAAATGTTTATCATAATAATCTAATAGTCCATTAGTTGTGTTATTTCCTAAAGATATCCAGTCTTCGGCACACTCGTAAATTGATCTATTATGATGATGTCCACCATAAGTTTTTAATAATAATGATAAAACTTTAGTTCTCACTTCCAAATCTTCCTTCGTCATCATACTCACTACCTTCTCCTATGTATGTTAATGAAAAAACATCATGATCATCATTTTCTCCATGTAGCCATTCAGAAAATTCTTCGTGAATAGCAACCGCATTATATACATCATTCATATCTTTAGAACACAAATCACTAATTCTATTTAGTGACCATTTATACGTTCTCTTCATTGTTTGTTCTAAAGTTTCCATAATCTTTTTTCATATAACGACCAAGTATATTGCTATTATAATACTTTGGTGTTCCATCGTCAAGTGCTTCTTTAAGAACATTGTTTAAAAACAATTGTTTTGTTTCCTCATAATTAACTTGTCCTAATGTTTTATGTAAACTTATAATTTCTCTTCTAAAATTTTTCTTTCCCATTCTTCGAATGTCTTGCTTAAGATCTTCAGAACTTCCATAATATTTTTTCCAGTCAGACTCACTTGTAACTTTTCGTTTTGATCCTTTTGGTTTTCTTTTTTGAGTAAAATACTTTCTTCCAATGTACTCTTTTTGGTTGACTGTATTGGTGATGCGATAGACAAATCCATAATTGTCATCAATATCATCAGAGGTAAAAGGAGAACCTTTATACATCCAAGGATTTTCATATTCAACACTCATTAATTAAAAGTCACTAACTTATATAGCTAATGACTTTTTATTTTGTACAGCGATCAATGTTTCTAATGGAATCCAAGCAGGTCTTTCATTATCAAATTGAACTTCAACTTCAGTAATTATTTCTTGATGAAATTTACAATAAGTTTGACGAGTATTTTTAACAATACTAAATGGACTATTCATAATCATCCTCCAACTAATTTATCATATTCATCCGCTGCATCACGGATTGATTTTTTGAGTTCTTCAATATCCCACTCTATCTCACCATCATCAACTAATCCCTCTTTTTTTAATTTGTCATAATTATAACAAGTTTCGAAGGATAACTTAATTTTAGGTTTAGAGTTTGAATCCTGCGAATGAGTCTTCTTTGACATCTTGTTTAATTCCTCCGACTATGTATGATTCCACTTCTGTTTCTTGTGGAGCAACTTGTAAACCTTTTGATGAGATCCAATGTTGAGTCCAAGGTAGTGGGTTGTTTCTGGCAGAGATATCATATACTGGTTTTAAACCAATAGATTTCATTCTCTTATTAGCTATCCATTCAACATACTGATGAAGTAATTTGTCATTAAGACCAATCATACTACCATCTTTAAATAAATATTCTGCCCATACTTTTTCTTCATTTACACAGCGATCAAACATTTGATATGTCCACTGTTCTTCTTCTTTCACAATCTCCTTCATTTCAGGGTCATCACCCTTTCTCCAGTTATTAATTATATTTTGAGTTATTGCGAGGTGTTGATTTTCATCTCTTGCAATGAGCGAAATGATCTTTGCGGATCCCTCCATGAGTTTGAGTTCACCGAAAGCAAAAGAGCAAGCAAAAGATACATAAAAACGAATACCCTCCAAGATGTTGACATTAGCTACCGCCCTATATAAGTGTCTTTTTAAGTCTTTACGAGTCCAGACTGCTGTTGAAGATGATTTCCATCCATCTTCCCACATATGTCCTTGACCCCATTCTTGAGCATATTGGATAAAGGTATCATAAGATTCTGTAACACTCGCTGCACGTTCTAGAATACGAGGGTCATTTAAAATTTTATCAAATACCTCAGATGGATCTGGATACACATTCTTAATAACATAAGTGTACGAACGTGAATGAATCATTTCCATAAATGACCAACACTCCATACATGCTTCCAATTCTGGTAATGAACAATATGGTAAGAATGCCATACCTGGTGCACGACCTTGAACTGAGTCAAGCATAATCTGATACTTTAAGTTTGAAGTATAGATATGCTTTTGTTCTGGACGTAGTGTTTGATAATCACCACGATCTTTTTGTAAAGATACTTCTTCTGGTCTCCAGAAATATCCAAGTTGTTGTTTTGTTAAGTTCTCAAATTGTTGATATTTAAAATTATCATATCTTTGAACTCCCAATGGTTTTCCAAAAAACATTGGTTGTTTTTTAGTATCAACTTCTTCAGTATTAAAAACTGTCATGCCTTTAACTTCAGTCATTGACTTTTTATCCTCTGATGAGATTTTAAATTTTACAGGATTCACACTCTTCCTCCGATGTGTCTAATATATCATTTACTAAATTGTTTAGTTCATTTTTTTCTTCTTCTATTTCATCTGTTTTAACATCATATGTGTTTTGATAGTAAGAAGTTTTCCAACCGTATTTGTATGTAGTTAAAAAATCATTTGCCATCACAGATACAGGAACTTCATTGTTCTCATAGTGCTCTGGATTATAACTCCAATTACCACTTATTGCCTGATCAAAAAATTTCTGCATGACAGAGACGACATTAATATATCCCTTATTAGATTTCATATCCCATAAGAGTGTGTAATTGTTTTTTAAAGAGTTATAAGAAGGAACAATCTGTTTAAGAGGTCCTTTTTTTGATTTTTTAATTGATAAGTACCCTCTAGGTGGTTCAATTCCGTTAGTCGCATTTGACACAACAGAACTACTTTCCGAAGGCATTTGTGCAGATAATGTTGAATTTCTGATTCCATGCTCCAAGACAAGTGATCTAAGAGATTCCCAATCATATTTTAAATTATTGGGTACAATTTCATCAACATCTTTTTTATATGTATCAATTGGAAGTATTCCATGACCATATTTAGTTCTAGAAGAAAATTCACAAGCACCTTTTTCTTTTGCGAGATTCACAGATGATTTAATTAAATAATATTGAAATGCTTCCGTCAGATCATGGACTAATTTCCATGCTCCCTCATCATCATAATGCTCCCCATGTTTAGCAAGGTAATGTGCTAGACCAATATAACCTATGCCAAGTGAACGACGTGCTCTGGTGGCATTTTCGGCTGCTCTGACGGGATATCCTTGAAAATCAATGAGTTCATCAAGACTCCTAACACTAAGATCACAGAGAACTTCAAGATCCTCAACATCCCTAATTTTACCAACATTAACAGCACTAAGGATACAGAGAGCAATTTCACCAGTTTCATCATCAATATGTTGTATAGGTTTAGTTGGTAATGTAATTTCCTGACATAGATTACTCATCTCAACCTTATCGATAAATGATGAGTGAGAATTACAATGGTCAATGTTCATTATGTATATTCTACCAGTTTCTGCTCGTTCTTTCAAGAGGTCAAGAATTAATTCTCTTGCTGAGACTGTTGTTCTTGGGATGGATTTATCCAATTCGTAACTGCAATATAACTCATCAAACTTATCGGTCCCAAAATTCTCATACAAGTCAGGACAACTATGGGGAGAAAAAAGCGAGATTTCTTTATTTTGGATAAATCTTTCATAGAATAATTTAGATATTTGAATGCTATAATCCAGTTTACGAACTCGATTATCCTCTGTGCCTTTATTGTTTTTGAGAACTAATATATCTCTTATTTCTTGGTGCCAGATTGGGAAGTGGACAGTCGCTGATCCACCTCTAATGCCGTTCTGAGTGCAACATCTGACAGTACTTTCAA